TAAACATGTAGTTAAAATGATTCTTGAGTCTGCACAAATGAAGTCTACTGCTCACTGGCTTCATTTGTTGTGGAGTAACAACAAAGATTTAAAAGATTTTAAAAGAGTTAGAGACGCTAAGACGTGGTTGTTGGAAAATACTAATCCTTCACTTCATCCTCCGTACTCAATGACACATGTTAGACATCCATGCACTATATGGGTTTCTTCAACAGTACAAAACTATATGTGGCATTATGATTTACTGTTTTATCTTTGTAAAGAGTATACAAAAAGATATGGGAAAATACATAAAACAGCAAATTATTTAAGCTGGTTTAAAAATAATATTCCTCAAGGCATGAAAAGCAGTGCTTTGGAAGACTTTGCAATTTGTATGAGAGAAGACTACAAAATAAATAGAGATGCTGTTGCTTCTTATAGAAACTATTATAAAAAAGATAAAGTAAGATTTGCGAAGTGGAAACTAAACAATGTGCCTATATGGTTTTAAATGTCTTATATAAAAATAAATCATAATTATTTTTTAGATGACAAAGATATAGGGAGTCTTATAAGTGTAAAGTTTATGAATTACTATTATAATATCAAAGAGGAAATAAATTACTCTTTAATATTATCTTTTAAATATGAAAAAAACATTAGACCTACACACATGATAATTCTTAAACCAGATTGTAGTATAAAAACAATACGTTTAGATTATAGTAGACTTAATGTTGAAATAAAGTTGTTAAGTTAAGGAATTTATATGTCGTCTTACTCAAAAGGATTAGAAGTTTCTGATCTGGTAACGTTCATGCACAAAGTTTTTAAAAACCAATTTTCAGGCCCTCGCACTGCCTTAGTCCTAAGCAGAGTATATCTTTTTGAAAACAAAACAAAATATGGTATTAGAAAGTTTTTTGACTATAAAATGCTAGATATGCAAAGTAACAAAGTATACAATATTAAGACAAGAGACATAAAAGTTGTTAAAGTTATGAAAGGAAAAGAATAATGAGAATCGGAATTACAGGTGAAAAAGGTTTTATCGCAAGAAACTTGGCAAAACAAATTGAAAAGTACAATCACACTTTTGTATCATTAGATAAAAGTATGTATTCTCAAGATTTCACACGAACAGAAGAAGGCGAAGTTTGTGTATATAGAAACTCTATTGATGAGTGGTCACAGTTAATTTCAGACTTAGACTTAGATGTTATAGTACATAATGCAGCTGTTGTTGGTACTGATGTAGTTGCATTACACCCAGAACATGCAATTTCTACTAATGTATTAGGTACACACGTTCTAACTGAAGCAGCTAATAACACGAACACGACAATCGTGTATATCGGAACAACAGTTATTTACGATACATATCAATATCAAGAATCAGATATTTTTGAAGATAGTAAAATATTGCCTAGAACAAACTATGCAATTCAAAAATATGCAGGTGAAATGACAGTCAAAAACAACGCTAAAAGTTGGCTTGTTGTTAGACCACTATTTGCTTATGGTGGAGAAGGTGATATGAACTCGCTTATATCTAAGTCTTTATTCTGTTTGAAAAATAAAATAAATAGTTTAGATATGTTCTTGAATCCAGAAAAAATAAAAGACTATATGCATGTTGAAGATTTTTGTAGTAGTATAATGGATTTAATTGTAAACAACATGCTTAATGATGACTTTAACATTACAGCAGAAAATCCTCACAATACTTTGGAAATCGTAGAACTAATAGAAGAAGTAACAGGCCTTGACTTAAAGTCTATAATAAAATGGCACCCACAAACTGATTATCTTGGAAATCATAGGCTAAGTAATGAAAAGTTTGTAAATACTTTAGGCTTTAGCAGAACAAGAGATTTAAAAGAAGGTATTAGACAATCTTGGCAGTCAATTAAAGATGCAAACAGTAACTTTAATCCTTTAAAACATTTAAATCAAGCTAAAGATCAAAATATAGATTTAAAGCAATTTTTTCCTAAGTAATTTACTCAGGGTTCTAACCTTGAAGCATACTTATCTAAAAAGGAGTAAGTATGCCAAGAAAATCAACCCAAGTAACATTAGTTTGCGAAACTTGTAAGTCTGAGTATAAAAAACCACAATCAAGAGCCACAACTTCAAAGTATTGCTCTAAAGAATGTAAAAACAAAGCTAGCTCTAAATATGATATTAAAAAGTGTGAAGTTTGTGAAATAGACTTTAAGTCTAAACGTGGAAAAATTTATTGTTCTAGAGAATGTTATTTAAAAAAGAACAAAAGAGAAAGAGTTAATCTTAAATGTGAATATTGTGGAATAGACTATCAAAGGCCTAAAGGAAGAGAAACAAAATATTGTGGTAAAGAATGCCAGAACAAAGCACAAAGCAGTGGTTTACATGAGATTCCTTCAAATGGTAGGATGGGATTTAGATATGATTTGCCTAACAACTACTTCTTTAAATCTTCACTAGAAGCTGATTATGCCAGATGGTGTGAAGCAACAAGAAAGCCATACGTATATGAACATAAAACATTTACAGTTCAGTATGATGGAAGAGATAAGCAATACACACCAGACTTTTATCATCCAGACGAAGACAAATATGTAGAACTTAAGGCAATACGCAGAGATAGAAAGTTTAATTCAAATCTTTTAGCAGCAGATTTATTGAAACAACAAGGCGTAAACATTGATGTTTTGTTAATGCACGAGTTTTATACTCAAATTAAACAAAGCAATCATTATTGGAATATAGATAACATAGAAAATAAAAACTACAATGGAACAAAGCACCTCATATACCTCAAAAAAGCTAAATAACAAAGGTTTCGCAGCCTTAACAATAGTTTTGCTTGCAGCTGTTTTAGGCAGTATTTCTTTTATAGTAATTCAATATGGTAGAATATCTTTAAATGTAATGTATGAAAAGCAGCTTCTTGATACATGTAGCATTGATGTTGGCTCTAGCATTAATTACACAAATAACATTGATACTATCTGCTCAAGTGACAATTTAAATCAATGTGGTTTGATACATGACTCTCCAGAACCTGACTTTTCCTGCGAAGATTTAGGTCTTACATGTAATGCAGACAATCATTGTAAAAGAAAATTTAAAATTATATCTACATACGATCCTGGAAGAGGATATGTTTCAAAAGAAAATGTTGTTGAAATAAACGAAGAAGTTCATGATATTGAGTTAATAAATACTGCAGTCATACTTCTGTTAGACTTTAGTGGGTCAATGCGTGGAAACAGAATGAGCCAGTTAAAAACTACTGTAAGACAATTTGTTAATGCTGACTATAATTTAAGCTATTCAGTAATTCTTTATAATGATAGAGTTATAATAGAAAACTCAATAGGCAAAGGCCAGCAGCACAAGCAAAGTGTTTTATCTATTTTAAACACTTATAACGCAGGAGGAGGAACAAACTTTCTTGCTCCTATGCAAAGCGCATTATCTAAAATTAGAAATACTGACTATGAATCTTATTATATCGTTTTAATTAGCGACGGGTCACCTAACGAAGGTATTGAGCCTTCTCGAAACTTTGTTCAAAACAATATTTTTAGTATAAATCCAAACAACTGTATTCAAACAACTGTTCAAAATCCTTGCATAACAACTTATACACTAGGTGTAGACAATGCAAATGTTTCAGCATTGCAAAGTGTTAGTGGTAACGTGTTAAATCAAAATTCAATTGATTATAATTATATTGTCAATACACAACAAGTCAATGGTGCATTTAACGCTATTATTGAAGAAATAATGTGTAAGATTGGGCCAGTATTAGCAGATTATCCAGCAAATATATTTAATGGTTTAACGTTATTGGAAGAAAACATTGATTATACGTACAACGACGAAGAAAAAATATTTAAGTTCTATGATGTAGCACCTTTTTACGCATGCTCTGAAATGTTGAGTAGCAATGCACAAATTACTTTACGATGGGGAAAGCCTAAATTAAATGTCCGATAAGTGCAATGAAGAAATACGATTTGTATCACAGTTAAAAAAAGGTGATATGATTGATATATTTTATTATGGTAAAAAAATAAAGAATAACTGCTTAATTGTAGAGATTATTCAAGACCACTATTTTATAAAAGGTTTACTCGTTTATTTAAACGGGACATCTAGAGAAACAATTGACTTGGAAAATCAAGACGGTCTATGGGTTACCAAGTCTGAATTTTAGGTTGGACCGTATTTTGCTGCATTTTTTAAATAATTATAAGCTCTTGGTAATTTTTTCTTGAGATTCTCGCCATTATAATAGTATTCCAAATAAGGCAAACCGTCTTTAATTAAATCAAACTTTTTAGGTTCATCGTCAACGTCGAAAGGCATCTCAAAGCTTTCAGAACTCTCGAGTTCATGTTCCAAAACTGTAGACAGTATGTTGATTTCTTCTTCTAATGTAATATTCATTGCATCTAAAATTTCTTTGCTAAAGTTTTTGTTTTGAATTAAACTAACTGTGCAATACTCCAGCCAAGCATCTACGCCGTGTTCATTACTTTTTGTATTTTTTACGTCTCTCCCGGCTATTAATTTATCTATTTTTTCGCAAACATATAATAATTCATCTTTAGTTGTATTTTGGTTAATGAAAATAGTATTAATTCTATTCATTGCTCTAGCCTGCTTAGCTGGAGTTTTATCTAAAATATTTTCATTATCTAAAAATTTATCAAGCTCATCAATTAAATAATCTGTAACTGGTGCATAACGATTCTTAAGTAAACTACCTTTTTCATAACCAAATTTGTTAAAAATTTGTATACATGTTTCTTTATCCAAAACACGTGATTGTTGTAACCGACCTAAAATTTCTGGTAATACCATTTGGCCTTTTCTTTTTACAAGTTCTGAGTTATTAACTATATCAAGTTGAATTGATTTTGGTAACGCAGGACTAAGCACAAACTTTGCAATGCAACCTAAACCTTTATCATACATTTCATTATAAGTTTCAGTAGAATCCAGTAAGTCTTTAACAAACTGATTGTAATAATCATTCATTATTTTTTCGTCAACATTTTTATTATCTAACAAGTGATATAAAACATTTATTCCTGAGTACTCGGCTTGGAAGGTTTTATATTTTTTATATATAAAATTTATTACTTCTTTGTTTACGTTTTGACTTGCAACTTCTGTAATAAAAACAAATAATTCTCTGTTTTCACTTAATGTTTTAATTACTGTATTAAAAGATTTAAGGCTTAAGTTTTTATAATCATAGTTTGTAACACTTTTATCTATTTTTGGTGACCAATTTACTAACCCACTGTCTATTAAATCTTTTAATATAGCGTCAAAAGTTTCTTTTAAACCACTAATATTTTTCTTAAAAACATTTCTAAACGTACCTAAAGGTGTAATTGTATTACCTGAAAAGTCGAAAGAAACAGATTGACTCGGCTCGTTTCCGTGAATAGTACTGGTTGAATCATCTGTAATGCCTTGAATACCTACTGCTTTTAGCAAAATTGAATAGTACTGCCCTCTGGTTGTTTTATTTATCTCTGCAATAGCAGAGGATATACTTCCTATGGCTTCTTTTAAAATAACAAAAAATGAGTATTGTTTGCTAACGTTTTTCTTGTAATAACCAAAATTTTCAAAAAATTTTAACATGTATTCATAAATTGCGTCAGCAATTTCAAATTTATATATGTTAATTAAACTTTGTTTTTCGTCAATCTTTTTTTCATCAACCTCACCAACTAGATGACTATAAGATAGTAATAAATAATACAATAAATATTTATCATATGAGACATTACTTCTAAGTCTTTTGATGTCTCTTTCTAGACCTTCATAGTCTTGCAAAACAGCATCTTCAGGTTCTCTATGAGTAATTAAACCTGATGTAAGCCGTATACATTCTGCTATGTCATCAATTACTTTTTGTTTATTGGTGTATTTACCCAGTATTACACTCAGGTCTTCTTCATCTTTTGCAACATTGGCTGTTTTTGACTTGTCAATTTTATATAAATGAAAAAAACTAGCATTAGCCATAAAATCAGCACTTGTTGGTCGTCCTTTTGTAACAAGCATTGATAGATTATTTTGATCTAAAGGGTAACCGTATATTCCGTGTGGTGTCTGATATTTTACTTTAGGACTTACTTCAAACTTTGGTATTTCAATATCACCAAACTTCTCTACAAATCGTATATAAGTCGATGGACCTGCAGCAATAATAAGCTCTTCCAAGACTTCTTCTAGAGAAAGTTTTGTTTTGTCTATTGTTTCTATTTTTGTTAAAAATCTTTGTTGGTCTGCTGCTGTATTTGGTAAAGATAGTCTTTTTGGAGAAGACATAATTTCTCTTCCAAGAGACTCTTTAATATAATTTTTAAGTAGTCTAATTTTCATTTCAAACCTTATTGTAACTCTTACGTGTAAATATAAATATAATGTTGTTATAATAAATAAAAACAAGAAAGGTATATAATTTGTCTATTGATTTAATAACACCTCCAGACAGATTTGTCGGGCTTCATGCACACAGCACATTTTCCACATTTGATGGTTTAGGCTATCCTGCTGATCACATTAATTTTGTTTTATCTGAGTCACAAGGTATGGATGCTTGGGCACTAACAGACCACGGTAATGGTAACGGTCTAGCACACGCACATTCACATGCAGTCAAAATGCAAAAAGCTGGTCGTAACTTTCGACAAGTTTACGGTGTTGAATTTTATTTTGTACCTTCATTACAACAATGGACTGAGGAATATGCAGCTCATCGACAAGCTATAAAAGATGCAAAGACTGCTGCTGCTGCTGAAAAGAAGGCAAAAGAAAAGATTGACATTGATGCTGATGATGAAGCTGAAGCTGGAGGTCTTGTTGTTGAAGATGAGGACGAAACAAAAAAGATTGATGTATTAAAAGATGAGTGGAAAAGACGTTACCACCTTGTAGTTACAGCACGTAATCAACAAGGCTTAAAAAACTTATTCACACTTGTTAAAAAGTCTTATAAGTATGGATTTTATAGGTACCCACGTATTGACTTTAAACTGTTAAGAGAACATGGTGAAGGCTTGCATGTATCAACAGCATGTCTAGGTGGTATCTATAGTAATCGTATTCTTAGAGGTGAAGTACATGGTCACAGCAGAAATCAAATTCAAAATGAACTTCAAAATTTAACAGATCAATTTGTTTCTTGTGTAGGCGAAGACAACTTTAAACTTGAACTTCAATTTAATAAAATTGGCAAGCAACATACAGTCAATGATTATCTTATTGAACATCACAAACAAACAGGCATACAACTAATCTGTACAGCTGATTCACATTATCCGACGTCTGATAAGTGGCAAGCACGTGAGTTGTACAAGAAGCTTGGATGGTTAGGAAAGCGAGATGGTTTAACTTTACCTGAGTTTGAAGATCTTAAGTGTGAGTTATATCCTAAAAACGCTACCCAGATGTGGGATGAATTTTTAAGTTCATATCCTTTATACGACTTCTATAAAGGTAACGAAGAACTAGTTCGTGATGCTATTAATAGAACACATGATATTGTATGGAATGATTTTGAAGATACATGGGTAGATACAAGTGCTAAACTTCCAACAATCAATGTACCAAATAAAACGCCATTTCAACATTTATCACAATTAGTAAAAGAATCATTAATCGATCATGATTTACATACAAATCAAGTTTATGTAGATCGTGCTAAAGAAGAACTGTCTGATATAAAATATCTTGGTCACGAAGCATACTTTATTACAATGTACGAGATCTTTAAAAAAGCAGAACAAAAGACTTTACTTGGACCAGCACGTGGTTCTGGTGGAGGTTCTCTAGTTAACTATTTACTTG